AATCCAGCACCTGTTAAAGTTGGCGCTATACCGTTTAATGTAGCAGGTAAAGGATTATTCATAATCGTTGGTTGTGCAACCAATGATATAATATTAACAATATCATCTAAATTTTGTTGAGATTGATTTAAAATGTCGCCAGTGTGTGTAATATCCAATGTTGTTACATACATTGTATAAAAATTAATGTTACCAGATAAACTTTCACTTGCCGATGCGGCTCCGTGTATTTTTGCCATAATGGTATCTCCGTACTCTTGTTAATAGTATTTATCTAAAATTAGACTTTAATTCTATGATACTACATCAGTATCAGTAATTAAACCTCTATCAAATGAATCAGCCTGATTTACACTCTCTGAAATATTACCATAGTTAGTAGCATCCATTGTTTTACCAAGTCTAATCCAAGAAGCACCATTCCATCCTTCAAAATAGTCTAGTGTAGAATTAAAACGTATCATACCAGTAACTTCTGTTCCTGGTCTTTGTGCTGTAGTTCCTACAGGAACGACCATGGCACCAATTGATGTCATCTCTGTTCCATTAAGAACTGGACTAGTTAAAGTTTTATTTGTAAGTGTTTCTGTTCCTGTTAAAGAAACAAAACTATCTCCTTGTAAAGCAGTATTAAATTCTGCAAGTGAGCCTGAAATTGTATTAGAATCTAAATCAATTGATTTATTAGTTAATGTATCTGTTGTGCTTTTAGCAACTAAAGTATCAGTTGTATTTGGTATAGTGATTACATTATCTTGTGTAGGGTCAACAACTGTTAAAGTTGTTTCATATGCATTTGAAGTAGAACCTTCAAACTTTAATGTATTTTGAACTTGTATCTCTGTTGAGTTTACTGTAGTAGTTGTACCTTGAACTGTTAAGTCACCCGTTACAGTTAAGTCAGAAGCAGTTGTAATGCCTGACCAAGAGTTTGATACACGAAATTTTACTGTGTTGTTTGAAGTATCAAACCAAATGTCATTAGTGTTTATTGTATATGTGCTTGACGGGTCTGAATCTCCTTGGTAGAAGGTCGTTCCAGATTTACCAATTTTGAAGTAAGGGACACTAGTCCCTTTTGCATTAATCGTTACAGCCATTGTCGTTCCTCAACGTTCGTTTTATCATGTCAGCCCTAATAAATTAAGTCTGTCGTTAAAGATATTTTGTTCTGTATGTATTTATCTTAAATGCGAATATTACTAAAAAAACAATTTGGCTATAGACATAAAAAAAGGGGAACACGAAGTCCCCCTTTCTATATCACCTTGATGGTAATAGTTATTACGGTTTACTTACAAATTAGATTTGCTTGTATTCCACAGTAACAATCACAGCACCAGTTGTTGGTGAAGCAGATGCGCCGCCATTCTGTAAAGTACCAGTAATAGTTGCACCACCTGTTGTCGCATCTTCAAAACCTAAGTCAACAATATACAAACCGCCCTCAGAAAGGTCAGCCTCAGTTGTAGACATTAGAGTATTTGTACCGTCGGAAACAATTAACTCATCACAGCCAACAAACGCAGTAGTAACTTTAGCAGTAACACGTTTTACATAGTAAGACTTGCCTGCAATGTTAGCCATTGTGCCGATTGTAAATGATGATGAACCGTTTGCTGAGAATGCCACACGTCTTGTACCAGAAGAACCTGATTGAGACGCTTTATTATCAACGTAGCCTTTAGATGCTAGAGCATGGTCCGCGCCACCTGACATATCATAACCTGAAGGTGCTAGTACAAGACCAGAACCCTTAGGAGCAAGATTCATATTGACGTTTGTACCACCAGCCATTGCTAGTTCTACACCGCCAGTACCGTTAGTAACAGTTAAAGAGTCAGTTGCACTACCAGTCTCTACAAAAGTAGCGATTGCTGTGTCATCTGCACCTTTAATCTGAACGTTTCCGTCTGCTGAGCCACCGTTACCACCTTTAATGACAACCGCACCAGAGGCGTTACCGCCTGTACCGTTACCACCTTTGATGATTAAGTCACCAGCCGCACCGGCAGAAGCATCACCACCAGATACTGTTAAGTCTGTATCGTCTTCACCTTGAATTAAGGCTTCGCCAGATTGACCAACAATAAATACGTCACCGCCACCTTGGCCTTGTAGATACATGTCTACAGCACCAGATGCCGCCGCGTTTTTGGCAGTTAATGTTACTTTACCAGTAGCATTTGTAATTGCGATATATTCACCAGAGCCTGAAGAAACGCCTGAACCGTCTAACGCAACTACACCAGATGAATTACGTACATGCTGTACATATTCCATACCTAATGCAGAACCGTCTGACATCATAACTTTATTATCAGAACCGGCTGATGTGATTCCTGTACCACCATTCGCTATAGGAAGAGTGCCAGTTATGTCAGCAGTCATATCGACTTTTCCATAACCAAGAGAACCGTTTGCCGCAACTTTAAGTACAGTCGAATTTGAACCTTTAGCAAGTTCAGAAACGCCTGCAGAACCGTCCATAAGCATGATTGAGTTAGCCGCATAACCTGAAGTATCAGTATGAGTACCACCCATTGACAATGGAAGTTCATTTGTTAGAGCGATTTCAGAAACAGTTAGGTCACCAATTACAAGGTCAGCAGCCGCTGAACCTTCAAGTAGTTCCCACTTGTCTGAAGTTTCGTTCCAAGTGATGTGAGCATCGTCTGACGAACCACGTTCAACTGTAACACCGCCGTTCTGTGAAGGAGCGCCTGAGTGGTTAGAGTTAAGAACAATAATGTTGTCTTCAATGTTCACTGTCTCAGATAAAGTAGTTGTAACTGAACCTGAAACTGTTAGGTTACCACTTACTGAAGCATTACCTGTAACAGATAATGATGCTAAAGTAGAAGCACCTGCATCTAGGTCGTTGGAACCGAAGTCACCAGCAACACCAAATGTTGCAGTAGAGTCTGACAATGTTAACTTCGTTGAAGTTGCATTATCATCAATACCTGTTGACGCAAAGTCAGATATAGTACCACCGTGGACTTTATCACCAGAAATCTGGTTAGCCGCTAGTGTTAATGTACCTGAAGAAACATCAAGTGAACGACTTGCACCCACAGTAATATCATAACCAGACATTGTATCAGCAGAACCTGCCAATGAAACGCCCGACATAGTACCATTGTGAATCTTATCACCTGAGATAGAGTCGTTATCTAGTGACAATGTTTGACCAGTCATATCAACGTCAGTACCAGCAACAGAACCGCCAGTAATTGTAACGTTAGATGATGACATTGCAGTGATTGTACCACTTGATAATGTCGCTGTACCGCCAGTGATAGCCGCAGAGTTTGTAGAAAGTGTAGAGAACGTACCAGCCGCTGATGTGTTAGCACCAATTACTGTTCCGTCAATCGCACCACCATCAATGTTCACTGAACTTGATGCTAATGTTACACCGTCAATGGCACCACCGTTAATGTCAACTGAATCAGATGTCATTGTAGTGAAAGTACCAGCCGCAGAAGCCGCCGCACCAATAATAGTGCCGTCAACTGCACCGCCGTTAATATCGGCAGTTGTTACAGTAGCAGTAGTAAATGTACCTGCTGCCGCCGTGTTTGCACCAATAATAGTGCCATCAATTGCGCCGCCGTCAATATTAACTGAGTCTGAAGCAATTGTTGTAAATGTACCAGCGGCACTTGAAGCACCACCAATAACTGCACCATCAATAGTACCACCATCAACGTCAGCCGAAGTCGCTGTCAATGAAGTAATTGTGATGCCTGCAATTGTACCACCTTCAACTTTATCACCAGAAATCTGGTTATCAGCCAAAGTTAGAGTTGCCGCAGAAACGTCAACAGTGTCGCCTGCTTCCGCAGTCAAACCACCAGTAACACTTCCGTCTTTTAGTAATACTGAATCAACAGTAACACCAACGCCTGAACTTAGTTCATTAATTGTGTCAACACCGATTGTAGTATCAAAAGTAGCCGCACCGTCAAAGTTAATAGCATCGTTTACAGTAATACCGTTACCATTAAGGTCACCGATAGTATCTACATCAATACCAGTCATTGCTAGGCTAGCCACTGTTAGGTCTGCTAGTGAAGAACCAACCTTGAATTCAAACTTATCAGTAGTTTCATTCCATAGGAAAGTTGCGTCATCCGCAGTACCACGGTCGATAGTAATACCTGCTGAACCTTCAGTTACACCAGCACCAGTTTCACCATTGTTTAAAACAATGTTGTTGTCTTCGATAGTAGTGTTAGTTGAAGATATTGAAGTTACAGAACCGTTGACTGTTAAGTCACCAGCAACTGTTACTGCACCAGCAAATGAAGCCGACTCGTCAGCACCTATAGTTAGGACTGTTTGGTCTGCATTATCATCGATACCAGTTGAAGCGAAGTTAGAAATTGTTCCGCCATCAATTTTATCACCAGAAAGAGCATCGTTATCAAGTGTCAAAGTTTGACCTGTCATGTTAACGCCAGTTCCAGCAATTGAACCACCAGAGATTGATGCACTTGCAGTAGTCATAGTACTAAATGTACCAGCCGCTGAAGTTGAAGCACCAATTGTTGTTCCATCTACCGCACCGCCGTTAATATCAGCAGTACCGATTGTTGCTGTTGTCAAGTTTGAACTTCCAGATGCTGTTACTCCAGCATCTTTCATTACAACACCGTCTACAGTAACACCAGCCGCGCCAGTTCTTTCACTAATTGTGTCAGAAACCATTGCAACAGTAGCCGTAACTGAACCAGTTACACCAACATCACCAGTAACATCCATTGGAGCCGAAACTGCAATGTTTGTACCAGAGTAGTTGTCTAGTGTGTTTGTTTTGATTGTACCAGTAGCATTTACGTTAGTAAATGTACCTGCTGCCGCCACGTTGGCACCAATAGTTGAGCCGTCAATAGCACCACCATTAATATCAACTGAATCAGCAGTCATAGATGTAAACGTACCTGCCGCACTTGTAGTTGCACCGATAGTCACGCCATCCATATTACCAGATGAAGCGTCAATATCAACTGCACCATCAACGTCTAGTGTTTTACCAGCACCTAAAGTAATATCATAACCAGAGATAGTCTTGCTAGTGCCACCAGAAAGGTTAGCATTATCAATTGTACCACCAGAAACTTTATCACCAGAGATTTGGTCGTTTGCTAGAGTTAAAGTACCACCAGAAACATCAATTGTACCACCAGTAATCGCTACTGAGTTAGCCGCTTGAGTTGCCATTGAGCCCAAACCTAAGTTTGAACGAGCAGTAGTTTTACCAGATGAATCAGATGCATCAACACCTAAACCACCGTTTGTTAATGGTAATGCACCAGTAACTGCACTTGAAGATGTCAAGTTAACCGCGCCATAGGCAACGCCACCTGAACCGTCTGAGCGAAGTACTTCACCGTTAGTTGTAGTACCTTTAACAGTTAATTGGTCTGAACCATTAATTTTCACATACGTATCGTCAACGTTAACATTAAACGTATTAGCAGATTTAGATAAACCATTACCTGCTGTTAACTGACCTGTACCAGTGAATTGTGTGAAAGCAATTGAAGTTGAACCAACAGTGATTGCACCGTCAGTAGAACATACAAAGCCTTGGTCTGAGTTTACAGTACCTTCTTCAACAAAGAAAAAAGAACCAACAAACTCAGCGGCACCATCCATATCAGTAGCACGTGTCATTGCCGACGCCGCACCATTCCATACGTAGATACCGTTTTCTGAACCAGAAGACTGGTCCTTTAGTAGTACTCTGTCATCTGCTGATAGTGAAACACCATCAATAGAAGCGCCAGGACCACTTATAGTTACGTTACCTGTAGAAGCCGCACGAACTGAATCTTTAACATCCAATCCTGAAGCAACTGAGTCAACATAACTCTTGTTTGCCGCATGGTTATCCGCAGTTGGAGCCGCAACATTCATGTTGCCCAACGTTGAACCGTCTGTCGTTACTTTGAAAAGTGAGTTACCTGAATCATATACGACTCGGCCACCCGACTTACCAAATTGAACGTCAGCACCGATTCCGCGAATACCAAAGTTTTTTATATCAGCCATTATTATCTCCTATAATTAGCCATTTAAATAATTATTCCATATACCATACACGGAATAACAAACATAAAAATGTTATTTTTTATATTTTAGTTTTTCTATTTTTTATACCTCGGAAGGATTCTCAAGGCACTGCACGGAAGAGTCTCATGCATTTGAATACTCGGAAGATATCTCAAGTATCGTAAGTGTTTTTCTTTATCACTTACATATCTATTTATGAAAAAGAGGGGAAATATTATGTTTATAGATAAAAAAAGCCCTCATAAAGAGGGCTTTTCACTTAATTAAAAGTTTAGGTATTAGCCAATTACTGCTTCGATAGTAGTAACCGCACCAGTAACGCCGTGGGCGTCTGAAGCGTCTGCTGTATAGTCAGCGCCTTGTAGAGCGATGAATAATACGTCAGTTGTACCAGCCACGAATGCTGAACCGTCTGCTGTACCTGAACCAGCAACTGTGTGACCTAATGCGCCCATTGCCGCATAGATAGTGCCTAAGTTAGCCGCTGTCATGTTTGTAAGTGCTAGTTTAACGATTGTAGTTTTTGAACCTAGACCGTTACCTTGAGTACCTAGTGTATTTGAATCTGCCATGTTATTTCTCCTTAAGAAATGTTATTAATTTAAACTCAGAGATAGTATCTCTTCGCTTTATCTGTTAGGGTTTTAGTACCCTACACTCTTATTTATCATATTATGAGGGTAATTAAGACGTTAGATAACGAAATTATCGTTTTTTCTTGTAATTTCTGTCTGTGACGTAGGTTGTTTGGCCCCATTTATTGCCTAAGGCTTTACCTACTTTTCTGGCACCAATTATTGCGGCACCAGCCGTCGCGGCTTTAACTATTGGTTCATCCCATATTTTTTTGATAGTTTGTTTTGCAGACCTACTATCTTTATGAATATAGTTGCCACGTTTCTGTAATTTTAAAAGTGCGGGCATTATTTCGGCTAGTCTTGCTTTTCTACGCATATACTGAACTAATCTTGTAACAACTAGTGCTTTTTGATTTTGACTTAAATTATCCCAATCGCCTACTAGTCTACGAGCAGACTTTAACATACCATCTTGTACGTTAAGATTTCTTTGATATCTTAATAGATATCTTTGCTCAAATGATGCATCACTTCTATTATTAGAATAATGAAGTAGAAATCTCAAAATATCTGCTTTCTGTAACGAAAGTCTACTTCTTGCTATCTCATCTTTCTTACTATCACCGATATCGTTATCTTTGCCCATTAGACGATTAAGAGCCATATACATATCTGTACCATTAGTTCTGAAGTAATCAAAGTTTCTATAAACCATAGTACGAGATGCTATATCACCTGCCAGAGGGGCGAAATCATAATCTTTGTTAAATATATTCAATATAAGAAAGTGAACAAAAACTAACTCAGCGGCATCATCTATATTGACATCGCCAGCCATCTTTTTTGTTCTGAATAATCTGCTTTCAGATAAAGTATTTACAAGTTTTAAGTCTTCCATTTTCCGTTCTCTTTTGCTATAGCAACGCAAGTATCTGTCGCTGTAGATTTTAACCATCTTGGAGCAAATGCATGTATTAATACTGCAATTGAACCTATAAACAAACGCATAGATATACCTATCGCATGCCTGAAATGTTGCCATCGAGTCATATTTACTTGTTCTAAATGTAATTTACACTCTTTGCTATACATCATTTCTTCCTTTATTGTATTTATCTTATGTTATTGCACCGCTTGTAACTCGTTTGCTGTTTGGATGTCTCTTTACTACAAATGTTGAATGTGACATATTCTTTTTACTTGCTTTCTGTCCTCTTTTTGGTGTTTTTACGTGTGGTACACTTCTTTTTCCCATGGTCTTATTATTAGTAGTTAAAAAATTATCTCTCTTGCCTCATGTTTGCCGCTGTGAATCCTGCTCTATTAACCAGTTTCACATCCTTGTCTATCACGTAGCCTTCTCCACCTTTTTGGCCATTTGTACTGGCTTCTATATCTGCTGGTTGAGAATCTAACGTTTTAATAATTTTGTTCTTTGTGGTCATAACACCATTAATGAATTGGAAAATTGCCTCAAAGCCATCACTATTTTGTTGAACCCATTGAACTACTCGTTCTTTCTTAGGTCCACTTAGTTTTGATGTTTCTACCCATTCACTGAAATTCTTTCCTAGTTTATCTAGGTTGCCTGCTTTCACACTATTATTAATATAAGTGTAAAGAATATTACCAAAGTCTGCCATTTTTAATTCGGCTGGCACTGCCAATAATTTATCAATTGCATTGGCATTTGATTTTAGGTAACTTTCTAATCTGTCTACTTCTGGTAAGTCAACACCTGGAGATTTAGTAACATACACTGGAGGCATAATCCATGTTTTGCCTGCTTGAAGTTTACCCATATCTACATTGCTTTTATTACCCTCTAAGTCCATTACTACATGCACTACAATACCGACATCATAATTAATTATCTTTTGACCAATATCACTTTTAGCATCTACTGAATATGTAGTTACATTTGGTTTAAATATAAGTCTGCCATCTTTTGATTGTGGAGTCGAGAACCATAGCAAGTCGCCGTGTAAGTATCCTCTGAAATCTTTAGGTATAACACTTTCTACTGTATTCCAAATACTTTTCATCTTTGATGCAAACTCACGTCTACTATCTTCAATCTCACCTTTTGCTCTGTTTAAAAACATTTGCTCTAAGTCATCACCACTTGTTACTCTGCCATTATAACCTTTAGCACCAAATCCACTTTTGTCTGTAAGAACAAATTCACCATTCTCATTACGACCAAAGATAACGGCTGGTGAACCATCCCATTTAATACTGATTGATTTTGGAGAAGTTTCTACTTGATGTAGTTTAGCGATTGCTTTTTGGCCGCCGACTGAACCATCCCATATAATTAGGTCTTCTAAATGCTGAATTCTTGCACCCTCTTCTTTAAGGGCTTTATCCAGAAGTTTCTTCATCTTCTGATGAAAACCAACTTGCTTATTACGAGGCTTTCTTGGACCTCTAAATCTTCTTTCCAAGCCTGCGCCTAATATATCTCTAACCTTCATATTATTCCTTGCCGTATGGTGATTCGCCAGTCATTCTAGGACGTGCAAACCATAACTTAAACCATTCTTGTGTTCCTGGTTCGATTTTATGTTTCTTTTGATACTTGGACTTTTCAGTTCCTGTATAAGAAATATTCTCTTGCTGAGTCTCTTCAGGTTGATATGGCTTATAAATGCCAGCGAGAACCTTTAGTTCATCGATTTGCTGTTGAATACTAGTTTTTTCGTTTTGCATGAGTTATTCCTCGTTTGAATTTTCTCATGTCACCAGTACGAATGCTATTAACAAGACGCTTGGTTAAATCCACAGCAACAGCATCATCGAACTCACGATTAATGAATTCAATCAAATTAATTGCGCCAGAAATTATATGTTCGCCTTTTTGCTCAACGAATCTCTCTGGCTCATTTTTAGAAATTGCCATTGAATTTAATTCTTCAAATAAACTTCTACGTGGTTTCTTAGTCATAAAATAATTCTCCTATCACTATTTATCAATTATCATCGAATGGAGTGGACTTTTTAGACTTTACCATCGCACGAAGATTCATTGCAGATTGGTTTTTTTCTGGTGGAATAGCAGAATCAGTATCATCAGAATCGTTAGATACTGTTGTTTTTCTTTTTAATATGTCTGTTACCTTTGATACATCTTGTGTTCCTACTGCTAAATCATCATCTTCCAAGTCTGAATCACTAATTCTAAGACTATCTCTGTCAAATACTAGATTTATTTTAGAACCAACACCACTTGAACTTCTTGTTTTTAGTAGTTGGAGTTGATATTGACCACGTTCTCTCATTGCATTGCTTGTAAAGATACCAATAACATTATCAGCAGTTTGAATTTTAGAGATACCACCAGCAATATGAGAGTGGTCAAACTCAATTTCTTCTACTGCTGAACGATTTAACTGTGAAGCAGTCACTACAACTGTTTCAGTTTCCATTGCAAAGTTACGAATTTCTTCTGTGACGTACTTGTCTTTGATAAACAAATCACCTGGATTAACTTTCTTAGTTGCAGGCATCAATAAGTCTAAGTAGTCAATACAAATACAATCTACATTTTTTCCTGTAACGATTTGAAGTTCTTTTAGATAAGCACGGACATCATTGATTGTTGAACCTGAAGACATATACTTAATTCTAAGCATTCCTGCTTTTTTACCAATCGTCTTAACTTTCAACTCAACGTCATCTAGTTCTTTAAAGATACGTCTAGTGCTTTTATCAGTTGCCATCGCATCGATACGCATTGCTGATAATTCTTCTGACAATTCTAATGTAAGATAGACAACATTCATGCCGGCTTCTGCCCAGTTCAATGACATATTCTGCATAAACAAAGATTTACCTGAACCAGAACCACCAGCAAAGATAGTTACTTCGCCTCGATTAATACCACCATAAAGTTTATCATCTAAGTCTTTCCAACCTGTAGTGATTTGACCGTTGTTGTCTTTTAGAATTTCAAGTCTTTTTCTAGGGTCATGGAAATAATCAGTACCTAAAGACCTTGCTAATCCAATCTGAACTGCTTCTTTGATTGTTGTTTCTACTTCACCATATTTACCTTCTTCAAGTAAATCAGCACTATTAACGATTGCTCGTTCAATTGCTTTGTGTCTACAGAATGTTTCAAACTCATCAACAAACCAATCACTATGCTTTGCTATGTCTTCTAGTAATTCTATCTCTTGGCCAGTTTCTGCTTTAATCTGTTCAACAGTTGGCATAGTTGAATATTCTTCACTATAGTTGATTAGATAACCAACAATATCACGGGTTGGTCTATCAAAATGTCTATTATCAATAATACCCATCACTCTAGTAAATAACTGAGGGTCAGTTAGCATAAATTGAACGAACAATTTCTGCAAGTCTGGTGAATAGTTTTTGACTTCTGACATTTATATCCTCTGAGTGTTTATATTATTATACAAAATTTTAAGTACTTTGTCAATATGTTTCAACTACTTTATCTGCAATCCCATGCTTAACTGCTTCTTCGGGAGTCAGCCAATGGTCTGTTTTTGGTGCTAGTAAATGCTTACGAATGTATGGTTCTTTCTTTCCAGTACATTTTATATAATGTTCAAGCAATTTCTTATTAGTCCATTCCATATGAGAATGAGCATCTAGCATATCATGATACTGACCTTTTGTTCCACCACTAAATTCGTGTGACATAACTGCTGTATTCTGTGTCAGATATCTATGTCCTTTTACACCAGACATCATAAGCATAACACCACAAGATGCAATTGAACCCATTCCGTATGTGTAAACTGGAATACGAGATTGTTTAATAACATCAATAAGATGCATACAACTATCTACATATCCACCAGGAGAGTTAATATACAAGTGAATAATCTCTGGTGCTTTATCTGTTGGCATTAGATTATATTCCATTATCATTTTGACTAATGGCATACAGTTGTCTTGGTTAAATTCTTTGTCCATATGTAACACACCATTTTCCCTTAAGAATTCACCAGGCTGTTTTGGTGGTTGAGGGGGAGATGGCATCGGTGGTGGTGGTGGCATCTCTGGTTGTTTTTTAGGTTCTGGTATCACGTTCGCTCTAACATTCTTGTTATTAATTAACTTCATTTTGCTCCTACGCTTTTTATTGTAAACAGGTCGTTATGAGTCCCTCCTGTCAATATTGTCCTCCGCTATTTTTAAGTGGTCGGTTGGCTCACCCACTAATAAACTCACATTATTTTCGTCTTAACACTTATTTTTGTACTGTTACTTATACGACCATCAATGATTGATTTTAATGTATATAACTTTCCATATTCTTTCACTGAATCTGCCGCATCTTTAATATGTTCTTCCCAGATTGGAAATGATACGCTCCAACCATTTTCTTGTGCTTGATGTATCAACTTCTTACCAGCGTTATCTCTGTCGGGACAGACGATAACTTCCCCTTTAAACTGATTAATATAATCAATTTGATTTTGTGATGCTTCGTTACTCATTATTGCAACACAGTCTAAGACTGCCGCATCTATTGTTCCTTCAACTACAATTAGATATTCTTTATCTTCTTTTATCTTATCAGAATTATATAAAAAATTCTTTGGTTGCTTTGTCATATATTTGGATTCTGATTTGTCTGTATAATCTCTTCCTGTATAACCAACAATTCTGTCTCCTTGTGTAAAAGGAAATATGACACGATTCTTAAACCCAAATGAACTACTCCAATATGTATCAACAAAATCATAAACTTCTCTGTCAATAAGATATTTCGCCGCCATAATGGCACCTTCGGGTGGGTTATCTTTATTTATTACATCTTCAAGTAACTCTGAATTATCTGGCAATTTCATATCAGCAAATGATGGAATTCTTGTTGTCTGTGTCTTTGATGTAAACACCCATGGTCCCTCTGATAGTTCTTTTTCTCTTATACTTTCAATCTGCAATCTTTTTATCTCACTCTCAGGAACACCAAGTAACCTCATAAACTTGACGAAATTCTTGTTGATAACGTGACCTTTTCTATGAGATGCTGTAATTCCACAATTAAAACAATGATATGATACTAAATCACCCTCATTCTTTAATCCACCTCTCATTCTCGTATCAGCACGAGATTCTCCTTGGTCAATACAGCACGGACAATTAAAACTCAGCCAACCGCCTGAACTTTGTCTTGTCTTACCGGGAATGAATTGATAAACAGTTTGTTGTAGTTCCATAGTTGTTATAATACAACATTGGACACCAAAAGTCAAGTGGTTTTGCTTAGTTTCTAACCAATATCTTATCTACTGTTCCAGTTGCTGTATTTAAATATGAAACCCTAAGCCAGTTAACATTTGCTTGGATAACATATCCTTGAACACCCGTTTCATTATTAATTGTAATATTTGGGTCATACATAAGTCTTGGAGTTAAATCAAACCAATCGTCATCTGATGAACTTGCTTGTTCACTCAAATCGCCCTCTATCTTCAGAACTCCTGTAAATCCTGTATAGTAAACAGCAAATGTATGAATAGATTTTGATTTAATAGTATCTCCTGCGCCATCGAACACAGTTGATATCTTTCTTGTACCATTATCAAAGAATGTTGTTGTTGATTGCGAGTCTGAAAACTCTGGATAAACGTCATCTAATACTTCAAGTACACCATGGGCATTGTCATTTGTATCTGTATAAATGATTTGCTCTACACCATTCTCTACTGTATACATAGCAAATTGATAGAATCCCTCTGGGAGTAGGATTGTATCAGAAGTCGGGATTGATAATGTCCCCATTCCTTTTGTTGCGTTCGTAATAGTTAAGTATTTGAAAAGTACATTTTCCCTTGAACTTCGGTCGTACATTTTCCATATAACAGTTTTTCCAGTAAGGTCTACAGATTTTCTATCTGTATCCCTAAATTTAAATCTAAGAGTATTATCGATACCCTTATGTAGTTTGTGTGTAGTATCGTACATTGGCATATTCCCCAGGTATTGAGTCATAGTTGAGTTGTTGTCTCCGTCCTGTACAACAACTTCTATATCTCGTTCGTATTGGTATAAGTTAAAGTTTATCATATATGTATTTATCTTCCAGAGGTTTTCTAGGATAGATAAATATCTTTTATGATAGACGAAGACAAAATACAGTGGCTACAAGATAACTATCCATTCTTTTCATGTGTCAAATATGGCAATAAAAAAGAATATACAGAATATCTTGGAATCATTATCAACAGTGATAGTATAATTACATCAATGTACAACTTTGAGCAGATTGATAATGCTGAAGCCAGAAAACATTTCATAGAACTTGGCGAACAATGGTGGTGGGAATCAAATAGATTGATTCCTATAAATCTGTTTCTTAGGTCTCAAATAGAACCATTTAATAAAGTTATTCTAAATATGAATACTAAAGATACTGAAATTCTATGGGGTCCTGAAACCAGTTTAACGAATATTATTCAAAAGAGAATTAAACGGCGTTCTGTTCAACTTGTTCGCAAAATAGATTAAGTTGTACCACGATACTTACTGCATATGCAATCGCATGTGCTTTCTTAAAATAATATGAACCATCTGTTGGTTTCATCCAAACTTCTTTTTTAATTCTTTCTTTACTCTCGTTTAAGAGAGGTCTTTTTGCTGGTCTAATGATTGCTAGAACTTCTGCAAGTTCTATAATACTCTGAGGTTTTAATACTCTTAACACTCCAATATGAGCATGAACGTGTGCTAGATTTTTAACTACATCTTCGTGTTGCAATAAGTCCCATATAGGTTCTTGGTTTGTCAATTTATCTAAATGTTCTTCATCTCGTACACCTTCATATAAAGAATTGTTTAGAAAATCTAACTTGAAATATCCTCTGTCTTCTGCTTCTTTATAATCAATTGATGAAAAACCAGTTAACTGGTCAAACGGAATAGGCTGAAGATATACTCCACTATTATGTTTATCATACGTATCATCTTTCTTTTTGATAATTGCTGGAATATGTTTGAAGTGTGTTAACAGAGATTCTCTATCAACTACATCAATATCAATATCAGTTTTTACTATATTCATTTCCATACCAAAGTAAACATTGCCGCATCATTTTCATCTTCAAAAAATATTATATCGTTCATACCTAAAACATATAACTTATTACAATTATCATCGCACCAATCTACTAATTCTCCTAGTCTGCCTGCACCTTTAATTAAGTGAGTTTCTCCATAATCTACACCCTTACAAGAAACACAAGTCCATTTTAAATATTCTTCATTTTCAAATTCTGCTACAAATCGTCTTTTAGGATTCTTTTCTGGTCCTACAATCTTACGAAGTTTTAAAAGCCTTTCTTGTGTTCTTTTAGGATTTCGTCTTATTAACTCTCCCACGGAAACTCCACCCAGATATTTTCCTCATCTAAGTCAACTTCTTCATTACAATAGTCCATAGGAACTTTAGAATTAGGATTATCAATCAATGAAGCAAATCTAACATTACTATGCCACGACTCTGATTTATAGTCTCCCATCATACCAACTGCATCTTGCCAATCGTTTTGAATCCATTCCATTGCATCTCCGCCTCTATTGATGTCATCCAGAATTAAAATCTTTTTATTATTCTTCAATGCATCTCTAGCCATTTTAGCATTTCGTTCTGTGTTTTCATCTAACCCATCTGATTCTAATTGAACACATAATGTGTGCATTGGAATGTCAGTAGCATGTGAAAGCAGAACTGCTGGTACTAATCCACCACGAGTTATACCTACAATATAATCTGGTCGCCATTCATCTTTAAACAGTTGCATAGCAATTGAATTGACTGCCTCTTGTACACCTTCCCACGTATATTGTCTAGTATGTTTCATTCTATCTCCGATTCAGGACCAGAAAGTAATGCTTCTGCTACCTTATACTGTTTGTATATGTCCTGTAACACTTCATACTTCTCTAACATCTCTTTATTTGGTACAAGAATTAATAAACGATTTTCAATTGCTGACAATCTATCATTCATAGATTTAATTTCATCATCTCTTGGGTCAGCCATATCATTCCAATAAGAATCATCCACTGATATTGTTACACCCGAGTAATCTGTATTACTAATTAAGTCATCTGGATTCATTTCTTATTCTCCTTTTTGATTACACTCCAAGTTCCGTCTGGATTTTCTATCCACTGTAACTCATCATCTTCACTCCATCCTAACTTCTTCAAAGTTTCTTTGGGCAATTCTAAGTACAATTCTCCTGTTTCTGGGTCTT